TCAATCAGTATAAAACCTGATGTACCTTGACAAGCTAGTTCCATATCACCAGAGGTTGCGCCAGTATTTGTTGCATTAGATTTAATCAACCCAGCAGAACCATCATAATGTCCACTTCCAGCAAGGTCAATTAATGTTACATCTGAATCACCCTGTTCAACAATTGCGGCATGACCTGTATCATCATTATTAGTTCCTTGTACTAAACCCCACCAAAGTCTTTTGATGTGTAATTTAGCTCCGTTTGCATGACCGCTCAGACCACTTGCATCTACGATAGCATTTGTTGCAGTTGTATCATCATCAATATTAACTAAGACAGTTACTATTCCACCTACAGCGCCAGCAACGCTACCCATTGAAGTATCTCTTAATGTTCTAGTCGCAAAAGCCATTATAATCTCTCCTTAAATTGCCAGTATTTCTTTTTCAAAGTAGCCCATGAGTTCTTTCTCTGGAACTTTATATTTCTTAGAAACCGTTGTAATAGTTTTCTCAAAAGTATTTAGGAAATCTGAAGGTTTAGCATCCATTTTCTTGAAAATATCGTCAACGGCGTTCTTCATCTTGGGAGATAATTTTTTATACTCCTTCGATTTCTTATGCTCGTCCTTTTCCAAGACAGGAACATATACCTGTTCAAATTTCTTCGGCATTTTCCTCCACCTCTGGAACACTCTTAACAAAACTGTTTGCAACTTCTTGCCGTTTAATTTCCAGTGCTGCACCAACCTTATCGGCCATTGTGCTCTTAAATGCATCTTCTGATTCAAGATGACTTCCCTTAACTAATTTGTCTACTAAATCTTTAACGCTCATTAATAATCTCCATTTCCGTTACCAGTTCCAGCTGGATCATCAGGGTCTACAGGGACACCATCAACTTGAGGAATCCTTGTAACACCATCTGTGTTATCTGGAACATCGACTCCACCATCCTCTGGATCCATTCCAGATTCTCTATTTATTTCATCTTGCATATCATCAATTTCTGCTTCAGTCATACTTAGTACGTTCTTCTGAATCCACTTCTTACTGAAGAATGTACCGACATAAGATTCTACTGTTTGTAAAACTTCTAATCGGTCTTTCAAAAGTTCTGCTTCCTTGAGTTCTGCAAAATGTCCGTCCTGTAAAAAGTCATATTGTATATGCTCTTTAATGTTTGACCAATCTTCAAGAGTAATAACACCCTTGAGTATGAGTTGTGTTTTAAGTACATCTGTAAACAGTGCAGTAAACTTTTTACGCAACCGTTGTACAAATTTGGTGAACTTAAGTTCATCTCTTGTAATCTCTGTTGACCGTCCAAGACTGAAGGCCTGTTCAGCTTCCATACGAGAGACAGGTACGTTCAATGAACGATACAATTTTCTCTGGAAATAAACGATGTCATCAATCTCACCCAAGTTAGAACCGCCAGGCAAAGTTGTAATTTCTGTTCCTCGACCACCTTCTCTACGAGGCAACCAGAAATCTTCCAACATACTCATCTGATTACGGTCATCTCGTATCTCACCAGTTGATGCATTGTAAACCAGTTTATTACGATAACGGTTCATCACATCTTTAAGATACTGTTCTGCCTTTATCTTGGGCAAATTACCAACATCGATATAGAAGATACGTCTTTCGGGAGCTCTTGATATACGATAGATAACCAGTGCATCTTCAATCATGCGTAGCTGGTTAACAGGTTTAATTGCTTTATGAAGATAAGAAAGAACGTGTCCTTTGTTCTGATCGATTACACCAGACGGACAATAACTGATACTGTCAGCTGCAATTTTTATTCCTTGAGAAGTCCCCTGACTTGCAATACCTTTATCATTATACAAATAATATTCTTCAACTTTCTTTATTAACTCTATACTTGTTCCATCTTTAGGTTCTCTCAGAACTTCCCTAACTTTTTTAATTTTGCTTGGGTCGATGTATCTTAGTTCTTGAATACCTTTTCGTGGAGATTTTTTGTCAATAACTTTGTGGTAAAACATTCTACCATCAACATACCATCTGCGAAAAATATCGTGACCCTTGACATCAAAATCAAGAAGTCTAAGAACCTCATCAAATTCTTCGGTAATTTTCTTTTTAATCTTGGAGGGATACGGTAATCTGTCTAAAACAATGGATATAGCTTGAGACATTTCATTTGCGACAATACCTTCATTAACAATATCTTCGATTGCAGAATCACATTCGGGTTGTTGTGCGATATCACGATATCTACGAACTAAATCCTGTTCAGTTCGTTCTCTACCATCGGTATCTAAAACTTGACCAAAAAAACCACCACCGGCAATTTCTACAGTGCCATCATCAGGCGCTGGGAGAGTAAATTTCTCTCCCCCAACATCCTTCATTCTTTCAAAACGGAATCCAAAAAGTTCAGCCATAATAACTCCTACTATGTTGTATTATTTAGTAGGTTATAATTTAGAAGTTTACGCCAGATGCTTCAAAGTGTTGATATCTCCAAGTAACATCAAATGTTTCAAGTTCGTTTACCGTTGCAGCTGCTAATTCAATACTTCCAACTACCAATGGATGTGCAGATTTAAAAATATAACTCTTTAGAACTGTATCATCCCTGTCTAGTTGATCAACAAATAAGTCAGATTGGTAATCAGCTGGAGCAGTAACACCAAGATTAGTTTTTAAATCATTGATACCATTATTCCATCGTTCCATTGCATTACGAATCATAAAATCCGTATCATTGTAGAAAGTGGTTGTCCACTGTTCAAACTCTGGACGTTCACCAGCTATATAAATATTTCTTCCTCTGAATGGAACTGGAACTTCACCAAGCGTCATAGCTGGCATACTTGTCGCAGTACAAAGAAACGATGTTTTCCTAACGTCTAGTCCAATCGGTATTCCCGGCGGAGGAGTAATCGTAACTCTGAACTGATTCGCACGAGCACCACCACCAATTAGATTTGCTTTAAAATCGTCTATACTTGCCATCTTATTCTCCTACTACCCTTGAATTTCACTAAATGCGACACCAGTTCGTGTCGCGATAAAGTTCAATGTTATAAAATTAATTGATCTAGCAGGTTTAATGTAGATGTCTGCAACAAACTCGTTTCTGTCAATAACTGATCCTGTATTGTTTGATGCGTCACATACGACACTAAAATCTGTAATACCTTGGCGTCCTTGAACATCTCTCAAGAAAGGTTCTACCAAACTTCTAAACTGTGCCCTTGTAAATTCATCGTTAAACTCAAAGAGTTGAAATTTAGATGCAGTTGCGATTGCCTTCTCAAGAACCAAGAACAGTCTACGAACATTGATTCGATCAAACGAACTTGGTTTCTCCAGTGCAGTCTTGTCACCAAACAGAACCACACCTTGGCCTGGAAAGTTAACTATTGGATTGATTCTTGCTTTGTAAAGAATATCCCTATCAGCCTTAGTTGGATTGTAAGATAATTTAATTGCACCTCTTACGTTACCTCGATTATAACCGCCTGGCGAGAACCACGCATCTGCAACTCTGTCCGTATGAGCACAGAGTCCAGCAGTATCACCATTCATAGGTACAAATCGATATACGTCATTGTATTTGTCGTACATATATTTGTATGCACTATCGTATACCATGTAAGAAGATGACGGACATAAATCAAATGCCGTCTTAACATTACTTGTTTGTGTGACTGTAGATGTTACGTTAACTGTTGCACCCCTATATGGTGAAACAAATCCTACGCAGTCTCTTCGTTTCTCAACCATACTCGTAATCATGGTTACATGGGTGTCTTGAGTACCCGAAGTATCACCAGCACCTCCGCCTGGCCCGCCTAAGACCAAGTTAACATCTAATGATTCTGCATCTTCAAATTTTGTATATCCAACCTTTAATTCTGCTGCTGATACAGAATAATCATCTGTACCATTAATCAATTCATTTTTAGTTGGTGTGTTTTGAACAGAATATCCAGATGTACCACTGTCCAATGTAATATTATCGCCTGCATCTGTTCCACCAGAATCAGTTCGGTTAAAAACAATATTGTCACCGGCATTACTTGAAGAACCATCTGTTCCGTTCATTATGATTGTACCAGATGCACCGTCTACGTTTGTGCCCCAGTTTACACCAGATGTATTATGATCCATCCAGAAAACATATTCTGACTGTCTGTAAATTACGTCAGCATAATAATTGTTGTTACCTTGTGCTGTTTTTGCACTTGAATTTTTGGATAGTCTTGGAAATATTTCTAGAACCGCATTTCCTCTTTCTCCCTTTGAGTCAGCATCAAACCCTGTTATGTCACCAGTTGTGTCATAAACAACAATGTGCATTTCATCAGCAGTTCCTCGACCATTTTGTGTTGCCCATGCAGTCGTGCCAGGCGCACCATCAAAAAAGTCATGCCATCTCCAACGTCTACGAATATTCGTACCCGAAGATATTGTACTTTGCAACCCTTGTCCATCAGGATCATCTTTTAATCTAACTGTGATTACATTTGTTCCAGTATTTCTAGCAGTAACTTCATACTCATAACCCTCACTTTCACCAAAGTTTACCATATCACCAACATTAATAACACTGGCACTGGTTACAGATATATCCGTTTGTGCAGCAGCTTCTGATCCACTTGTCGTAGTTACAGCAGTTTGTTCATATGCAGTTGCTGTTGCACAAATAGAAACTCCAATTCCGTTACCCCATGTACCAGCAGACCTTGCAGCCCACTCACCAACAGAACCTTGTCCAGTTGCAAATGATTCTGCATAATGATCTGAGTCACGAATAAGAACTCCACCAGTTGTACCAGCGTTAACCATTCCTGATTCTGCACGAACAACTTTTAATGAATCTGAATATGACAAAAAATTAGCAGCGGTAAACCACCACTCGAAATTACTTGCATTAGGTTTACCAAAAACCTTTAATAAATTTTCCTCCGATGAAATGTCAGTCACAGAAGAAACTGGGCCCTTTTCAAATGGCCCCACAATCGCACCAATGGAAGTTGCAACCGCTGGAACGACATTCGTTAAATCAACTTCATTAACTTGAACGCCTGGTGAGACTAAGAAACCCATAGTTTGTACTCCTTCTTAAAGAATATTATTATCTTTTACTCTTGGGAATATTTATAAAAAACTCATTTTACAAATCGCACTTTTATATGCACAGAAACATATAAATAAAAGTATGGCAAATACACATTATGAAAAATATAGCACTACTATAAAGAAAGTTGCGAGAAGAAATTATCGCAAACGGGTTGCATGGCTAAATGATTACCTTGCTGATGAGTCCTGTGTGCATTGTGGTGAAAGTGAAACAGTATGTCTCAAATTCTACCCCCATGATGTAGAGATTCGTAAACAAACTAAACGAAAAGGTATGAATCAAGAAAGTCGCAAAGACGTTATTAATTTTATAGAAAAGTCAAGAATCGTCTGTTCTAACTGTTGGATTAAACTTGATTACGATC